CTCTCAAGAAATCATTATTGATTGGTTTTCTTCTCTTCATCTGCTTGGCCGTCATTCCGGCACCTACTGGTTGTTCTACTTTCTTTTTACGTGGCATACTTAGATAGGTCTTACTGTAGAGCGAGGTGCTTTGGAGGCTTTGTAAAGAACGTCATTCCAACCTGGATGTGACTTCTTTAACTTATCATAAACTTCTCCGACTTCTCCAACTCCAGCAACACCTGCCTGCCAATCTCTATCCCAGGCAGGATTCTCTTTTCTCCACTCATCATATGCCATCATTGACATAGAGAGTTCTTTTTTCTCACCAGTTTCTTTGTTAATAACAGGGTATGTAGGCATATCAATATAAAGTTATGTGTTTTTATTTAGTATTGAGCTTAAATGCTAAGCTAATTCTCATAGGACATCTTTGATAAGCAAATGAATATCCTTTGTGTTTAATCCTTCCAGGAAAAATTACTAACCTATTAGTAAGAGGGTGAAGAATTACTGGTTTTTCTATTGATGACAGAATTTCAGTAAACCCACCCCATCCATATTCATAGTCACTCACATAAAATAATGCAGTTATATCACAATTATCATCATGTATATATCCTTCTCTTCCTGTCCATTGACCATTAAAATATATTCTTTGTAATTTATAATCACCTTCTAAATGTTTTTTAATTTTATTAAACAAATACTTATTAAAAAATTCTTCATTATCTTTTATTTGCAGCATTAAAAATTCCTGAGAACTATCCTCTAAATGAGGATTGCTGCATTGAGCTGTCCATGCAGCAGGATACTCAGTACGCTCTACAACTTTACGAAAATCAATTGGATCTAAAAAATTATCAACAACCTTTATATTTCTGTCCATCTAAGAGCCTCAGCCACTGTTGGAAATTGTTCCTTAAAAATAGAACGAATATTCTCTACAAGATCCATATGTTCTTTTTGTGTACCATGAGCAGAACGAAGATCAATATAGTGTACCCATGATCGTACACTACCTGTCATATAGAGTCTTGTGGGAGTAGCAAGAGGAAGTACGAACCTAGCACACTCCTTTGCTATTCCATCATCAAGCATCTGCTGATAGAGTTTCATTCCTTCTTTAAAATGATTCTCCATCAATCCATTATACTTCTCAATAAGAGATGAATCTACATCATCAACACTATTCTGACGATTCTTTAAATCTTGACTACGAAGTGCTGGTAAAGGAATCTCATCGCCCAATAGACTACTATCAGCATACCTTTGAGAGAACTCCTGGTATGTGAATGATCTATGTCTTAATATCTGTGCTGCTAATCCTCTAGTAGTATTAATTTCCACTGTCATATGTGCCTGTTCAAATACAGACCAATGACCATGTTGTATACAATACCTCAATAGTCCAGCAAACTTTTCATTGTCCTGATTCTTAGGGTTACTAACTCTGGCCACATATGCCATAGTCTTCTCCGCATCAGGAGTAACACTAATAAGTTTAATCGGCGTATCCGTCGTCATCATCAAAGACCTCATCATAATCGGTAATTTTTGAGAATGCTTTTGAATTACTGTAAGCATCCACATCAGAATAAACCTCAGACTCTAGTGCGTCAACTAGAGACTTTAAATTCCTAACAATAAGTTTTAATCTTTCTCTTGAAGGATCCATTACTTAAAGTACTTGTCGATTACTTGTAATTGATCTTCATACCTGGCGATCTTATCTAATTCTACTTGAATTGCTTCTGTAATGTCTGAATGTTCCCCAATACCAACTGGATGTTCCAAATAAACATTAACATTTACTTTATGCTTTGCTATTTCACCTTGAGCATGGGCTTTAACTGCCGCAACTAATTGATCTCGCATGTGTAACATAGAATTCTTCATTAATTAAATTATATATTAAAAAACCTCCCCTGTAAAGAGGAGGTTTATACTTAGTCCAAGTAAGACTTAATTCACCTTGCACACACAGTCTTAGACTCTGTATGCTTGATGCCTCTGTAAACGAGTTCAGAGACTTGCTTCTGACAAGATTTCTTGTCATTGGTGTCGTAAGATACACCTCTGTAAGTGACTTGTGCCATTGTGTTACTCCTAAAGTAGTTGGGTTTTTTAAGTCCGTTCCTTTAGTCGTTTGCGTCCCCGAAGGGATGAACGTACCCGTTCCGCGACTTACTTGCGACCCCGAAGGGTTGAACGATATGTGCATATTAACACATGTATATTATATAGTCAAGCAGTTTTGTATTTTTTGTTACAGTTTTAATCAAACTTAATTTTATGGAAGCAATACCACCCAGTTATAATATATTTTGTCTGTGTCATGCTAGGAATACCCCTATGAGGATGGGTAAAATATGCAGGCCATATCAAAATGTCACCTCTTCTAGGCTGAATTTCTTTACTTTGATATGGAAACTCGGTATGTCCACCCTCCGTTACATCATTTAGATATATCATCCAAGCTAATATCCTTCTGCTTGATGGTTCTTCACCAGCAAAAGGTCCTACATTTTCATAATGCAATTTAAAATATGCTTCACCAGGAAAATACCTTTGTATTTTATAGATTGGCCACAGTGACCAAACAGCACACTCATCAATAACAGGATGCTCTTCTCTATATTCACATACACACTCTTCAATATAATCATTAACCCAATTGAATAATGGAAACTTACAAAATATTTCAGTATCCTTTTTCAATTCAGACATTGAAAGAGAATTCCCATTTACTTTACCAGTTTCATGCAGATGCTCATTAGATTCAAAATAATCAATAAGACAATCACAATCCTCTTGAGGTATAACTCCTTTCTTATGTAAAATAAAATCTTTATTAAACATCTTCAATCTTATAAGGACACATTATCCTTTCAACAATACCTCTGGCATGAGCATTATGTTCAATTAATTTATTCATCCAAATTCTTTCTGTAAGAGTAACTGGTCGTCCCAACTTTACCCTACAAGCAATCTCACTTACTCTAAGTCTACTATCCTTACTTAGCATCGAGTGGTCTTCCATGTTTATCAACCAATCCAAGCTTCTTTACGGCGGTAAGATTGGACTTCCTTCTTTTTGTTTCTTTCTTATATTGTTTAATAATCTTATCTATCTCTGAATTAGAAATTTTAACATTCAACTTATCATCTTTACCAAATCCTTCAGCACCATGCTCATCAATATAATCATTGATTCCTTCCTGGATCTCATCTTCAATGACCGCCTTAATCTTGTTTCTTAATTGATCTCTAACTTCATCACTCATCCCTTTCTTCTCCTCTTTTTCTCAGGTGGTTGTTTAATTCCCCATTGACTAGGGTTTACTGTTCCTTGTCCATAATCAATTCTCTTTACAACACTACCATACTTATCATAATAAAAATCAAAAACATTTACCATTTTACCAGAGCGAGTTACATCTAATCTCTCCTCTCCATCTACAACATAGAAAACATTAAAAGCATCGGTAGGAAGTTTCCTATCATTTGCCTTATCCTTGGTAGTTTTCTCTAAGATAACTTCGCAAGAATAATCAGAGGGATTAATCTTGCTTTGTTCTTCCTTGTTTTCTTCTGCTGCCACAGCTTCTGCTCCTCGTCCTCTTCGTTTACCACCAACGTTTACAGTCATGATCGACCACCCCAAGTCATATCGGGATATGCTTGCTTAACCTGATCTATTGAAACATTATACTTACTTTCAAGATCTTTGTCCTTCACAAGACATAAAAGTTCTGCCTCTTTTGGATGAAGTCCCTGAAGCATATTAATAAAGATCATTTCTCTACGAGTAGTAGTTAAAGAAGGATTTCCTCCTTGCACAAAATGATAGAAATTTTTATACTCATGTCTTATAGATGTTTTATTCCTTCCATCTAAGTCCTGACCTGTTGCTGACTCCCCTCCTGCTGCCTCTTTAGCAATGTTGTCAGATAGAGTACCAGCAAATGTAGTCTGTGCATTAGTTTCACCGTAAGGAACTGGTCCTGGAGGGAGTAAACTAATTACTGAACTGTCATAGTTCCACACAAAAACAGTCTTGATAGATTCATGCTCATAATTTTGAAGAACTTCTACCTTCTTTGCATTAGTCTTCTGAGCATCTACTAATTCTAATATCTCAAATATAAAAGGATTTACTGGAAGAGAATTAGTAGCAGGTGCTGGTTTTACCTCTACTTTAGGAGCTGTTTTTACTCTTGGTTTTGCCTTAGCTTTTGCTGGCAACTTAGGTCCACTACCCTTGGGTCTACCTCTCTTCTTCGGTGTCGTCGGTGTTGTCATAATTTTCAAATCGAACTGCTACAATTTCATCAGGAACAAGTTGTCCATTCTCATCAAACATCTCTGGATGAGTATACACTATCTGAGGTGTAGTTTCATATGAATGTTGTCTTGCCATCCATCCTATCATACCTCCTACCAATAATGCAAG